CCAATGTGATATCTCGTGTGAATGGTACACCAATAATCTGAGCCAGCCTTCTTGAAACTGTAATATTTTGAAGTTTGGCTTCTAATATACCCAAGCCACCTGCACTGATTAGATTTGCACACAGTTGTCCTGGATATCCAAGATATTGTAATCTTGCAAAATTTATAAGATTGCCAGTCGACGCCAAATCAGTACCAAAATCTGCTAGGTCTTTGTTAACCAGTTCAAGTTCACCGGTTATTGTACCGCCTACGCTCTGGAAGGTCACCGTATTGAGATTGGTATCAATATTATTCGCTCCAGCAATAAGTTCATTTACATTGTCCACATAACTGTTACAGGTACTAACAATTGTGCCAAACTTTCGTGGGTCGCCTATGATATTGCCTGCTACAATACTGCCCCCTAGAGTATCACTGCCCCAGGTCAATGCATAATCTAAAACTTGGTCTGTGGTACCCACTGTAAGGTTGCCTGTAGTAGCGAGTGCATTGCCGCTGAACAAATCAAAGCCCGCACTAAAAATCTCCTCACCTTCACCGTCAAACATGGTATTCCAGCTTGTGACCAAGTTATTTGCAAGTGTGTTAATATTTGCATTAGTAGCTTCTAGTTGTGCATACCAATCTAATGCTTGAATGGTGTTGGTGTTAACTACAAAAGTAGCCAGTGTAGGTTGCACACTTTCGCTAGTTGTACTATCCGTAATGGTAATTGGAGCACTATTTGCACTGCTTATTGGTGCTTCGCCAAAGGTAGCATTTGCACTACCATTTGTAATACATGCGCCTGCTACTGTAAGACTAAGGCTGTTAACACCTGTATTTGCCATCTTTTATCCAATTATCACGTCAGCACTGCAAGTTGCTCTGCCGTGTCCACATGTATCACTATTGCCTTTGGCATTCATTGCTATACCTTCAGCAAGCACACTGGTGTTTCCATTTGCAGTTTTAGCTGATGCATGTGGGGCACATCCAGGTAGCGGCCAGCAAGGATGAGGCGTGACACTTGCACCGTTGGTACATGCTTTGCGTCCATTGATTATCACGCTAGGCGCACCAGGCCCAGTGGCAACACCACCTGCACTGTTTGCATCGCTTATTCTAACTGCTCCGGGCATTTATTATCCTTGTAACATTTGCTTCGCTGTTGAAAGATCCAAGCCAGTTGTGGCTTCTGTGTAGGCTTTCACAACGTCATCGCGAGCTTCTGTGCTCATTGCGATACTAGCAGTATTTATATCCACATTTTTAAGGTCTGCGCTGAAAAGACTGGGCACCATTTGAATGCCCTGTTGTGACATTGCCATACTCAAAGGATGACTAACTTGCAGTGTACCGAATTCTGTTTTTAGTATCTTTGCTACAAGTTCTTCGCCACTGTTAAGTTTAAGTGTGTAAATTTTGCCTGTTTCGTAATTCATATTATCCTCTTAATATCCATAGTCTATCACTGATTGTGTTCTATCTGGGAAAAAATCTTGTTGGCTTCCTTCCCTGTGTAGATCAAGTGTTATACAATGCAATCCTCCGTCCCAAAAATACCTATGGCGCCACGGAACATGTATAACATCTATTTTTTTGCGGTTAAAAAAGTCAACCACTTTTGGCTCCATTCTATTAACACAAACGGTATTTTCGTCGAGCACAAGACAGTTTACATCAAACACTGTTTCCTCAACATATCCTACCCAGTCCTGTAACCATGTTTCTACAAAATTGGTGAACTCGTCATTGCCTTCCTGGCCTGGTACCCACCATTTTCCTTGTACTTTGTTTTTGTGTTGTAACCATCCGTCTACTAGATTCCAACTTTGATTTTCTACAAGAAATATTTCCCATCCTGGAAATGTTTCTGTGTAATCTTGAACAAAGCCAATGGTTATAATCAAACCTGGACGTAAAGTTGCAAAGGCTCCATCGTTATGTCCTCCGATATTAACCTTGTTGTGTCTAAATTTAGAAAAATGATTTTCAAATTTATCCCAGTACCATTGTTTAACTCTATCATCCATTTCTCTCCAAGCATACATGTCATAATAAATGTCTCTGCCTACGCCTGTAATTTGCGGAGCATGCACCGGAAATTTTTCTATATTCATAAATTGACATTCGTTTTGCCAGATATCAAAAATTTTTGTGTGTAGATTTTCTATGTCGCTAAATTCTTTGCCTTCTACAAATCTTTCAAGATATTCATCGTATGTAGGCCAATCAGATTCTCCGGCACCGTAGCCCTGCCAACTTTCTGGTGTAAGTGGTCCGTGTAATGCTACACTGTCGGGATTATATTTGTCTAATATCTCTTTGAAAGGAAATCCTACTTTTTGTTTAGGTTTTATATTACGAAAATAATCACAGTAAAATAACTCATTGCCAAGAACTGCCTGTTGATCACGAGGATTCAATGGCGGAGTTGGAATGTTTTGAAGCTCACCTGATTTTGGATCAATGTAATCCATGATACTTTCGTTTTTGTTCATCACAGGACGCAAGACTTCACAACCAAAGTTTTTTAAAACTGTTTCAAAATATTCTAAGTCTTCTTGAGTCTCGTCGGCAATTTGACAAAGAGCAGATTGTATACGTGGATTCTTGATATCTCTAAAAAAATCACTACTGAAACAATCGCCAAGCAACACTGTGCGCAATGGATCCCACTTATTCCAAACATTGTAAGAATTCAAAGCTGACCTTCGGCTGATCCAGTGGTGTTGTTTGCAAAATATTCTTCAAGTTCTTTGTACCCGCCTATATAATTACCATATAAAAACACCTGGGGCACACTTCTTGCTGTAGGCACTGCCTCTAATAGTTGTTCGCGGGTAACATCAACCCCAACCATCTTGGTTTCAAAAGTGATGTCATGCGACTTTAATAATGCTTTTGCTTTGTCGCAAAAAGGACAGTTTTCCTTACTGTATACTATATTTGTCATAAACTTAATCCTGAGAATGTATTCTCGTTTACGTCTTGTTTAGTGCCGCCAACAACGTAGCTGCTTATTTCAGTTTCTTGCGGTGCAACTTGAACATCTCCGCCTGCAATCCATTTTTGCGTCCACGGCAACGGGTTTGATCCGCCTTTAAATGCGCTAGCATATCCTACACTGGTCATACGCTTGTTTGCAATCCACTCAACATATTCTTTGAGTAGTTCACTGTTTAAACCAATCATGCTACCATCACTGAACAGGTAATCGGCCCATGCCTTTTCCTGCTCCACTGCATCAGTGAACATCTTGGTAACTTCTGCTTCAGTTTCTGTGCGAATCTTTGCATAGTCTTTGTCGTCTGTAGGTAACAGTTTCATAAGTTGTTGTGTACTAGCAAGGTGTACGTTTTCGTCGCGAGCAATGAACTTGATGATCTTTGCGTTGCCTTCCATCTTCTTAAGTTCAGCAAATGCCCAACTACAAGCAAAACTAACGTAGAAACGGACACCTTCTAGCACGTTTACACTGGCAAGGCACAACCACAGTTTCTTCTTGAGCTCATACTCACTGACTGTGATTTTTTCACCGTTTACTGTGTGTTCGCCGACGCCCAGCATATTATACCATCCAGTGTATCGAATAAGATCATCATAGTATTTGGTGATGTCATCAGCACACTCTGTGATTTCCTTGATCTCATACATTTCATCAAAAATTTTGCTAGGATCGTTGTACACATTGCGAATAATGTGTGTATAACTGCGACTGTGAATGGTCTCTGAGAAAGCCCAAGTTTCAATCCATGTTTCCAGTTCTGGCAAGCTCACAAGAGGCAAGAATGCCATGTTAGGGCTACGTCCTTGTACACTGTCAAGAAGAATCTGTCGCTTTAGGTTTGACGTAAAGATATGCTGTTCCCAAGGAGTAAGATCCTTGAAGTCTTTGGCATCACGAAGCACATCTACTTCTTCTGGACGCCAAAAGAAACCCAACTGCTTGTCGGTTAGTTTGTCAAACTGACGATACTTTAGTGTATCATAGCGTTGCATACCCACACCGCCCTTTGGATCTAAAAATGCTAGGCTTTTGGTGTGGTCACGATTCTTCTTTAGGTTTAGTACGCTCATAGTTTATCCTTGTTATATTGCACAACTATCACAGACTTCTTCGTCTGTCATATGGTTTACACTTTCCATCAGTGGCTGGCTAGCATTCATTTTATCAACGTCAATTTCGCCTGAGCCATCGTAGGTATTAAAGTAATAGAGTTGCTTGCCACCATATTTATAGAACATAATCAAGTGTTTCAGCATGTCACTCATGGGTATCTTCTCATCCTCAAAGTGCTGTGGATTGTAAGAAGTATTTACTGAGATGCCCTGATCAATATACTTCTGGAGAATGGCCATAATTTTTAGGTAACCCTCTGGGCTACGCTGATCCCACAGTAGTTCATATTTGTTCTTGAGGTGTCTGTATTCTGGTACAACCTGCTTTAGTACACCATCCTTGCTTTGCTTGATGCTTACATAGCTGCGTGGGGGTTCGATACCATTTGTGCTGTTTGAAATTTGCGCACTTGTTTCTGCCGGCATCAGTGCCATCAGTGTGCTGTTGCGAATGCCCGTTGCTTGCAGTTGCTCACGCAGGCCCTGCCAATCGACCTTGTCCTCGTGTGCTACTAGTTCGTCGACATCCTTCTTATATGTGTCCACAGGTAGTATGCCATCACCATACTTGGTTTCGTTGGTCTTTGGACATGCACCAATTTCTTCTGCAAGATCAGCTGAGGCTTTGATCAAGTAGTAACTCCAGTGCTGTGCCCAGGTATCTACAAGTTCAAGGGCGCCTGGGTCACTGTAACTTGTGTCATTCTTAGCAAGCCAGTATGCTAGATTAATAATGCCAACACCCAGTGGACGTCTGTTGCCTCTGGCCAGTTCTGCCGCTAGTATTGGATAGTTTTGGTAACTTAGTAATGCATCAAGTCCACGTACTGCTAGTGTACATGCACGTTCCATTTCCTCTGGCTCACGGAATGCACCCCAGTTAATGGCACTGAGTGTACACAATGCAATTTCTCCTTCAGGATCATCCACACTGTTCAGTGGCTTGGTTGGTAGATCAATCTCACAGCACAGGTTGCTTTGCTTTACTGGTGCTACTTCTGGTTTGAATGCACCGTGACTGTTAGCATTATCCACGTTCATTAGGTAGATACGTCCAGTATCTTTACGCTCTTGCATGAACGCAGTAAACAAATCAACTGCTTTCATCCTTTTCTTGCGCAGGTGTGTGTTACGCTCTGCTTTTTCGTATAACTCTTTGAAGCGATCCTGATCAGCAAAAAAAGCGTCATACATTTCTGGTACATCATGTGGACTGAACAGTGTGATGTCACCACCACTTAGCAAACGCTCGTACATAAGTTTGTTGAACTGCACACCATAGTCCATGTGACGCACACGGTTATCCTCTGTGCCCTTGTTGTTCTTTAGTACAAGCAAGTCTTCAACTTCCAAGTGCCAAATTGGATAGTACAGTGTGGCCGCTCCGTTACGCACTCCGCCTTGTGAGCACGAGCGTGTAGCCGCTTGGAACAATTTGTAAAAAGGAATAACACCTGTGTGGTATGCATCGCCTTTGCGGATTGGACTTCCAAGGGCACGAATACGTCCTGCGCCTACTCCGATACCCGCCTTTTGTGAAACATACTTTACGACACTGCTAGCGGTAGCGTTAATACTATCAAGACTGTCATCAGTTTCAATAAGAACGCAACTTGAGAATTGACGCTGAGGAGTGCGTACACCAGCCATAACAGGAGTAGGCAGACTAACTTGATGTGTGCTAACTGCATTATAATAATCCTTTACCCAGCGCATGCGAGTTTCTTTTGGGTAGTGTTGGAACAGCGTAGCCGCAATCAGCATGTAACACATCTGCGGTGTTTCATACACCTGTTTTGTTACACGATTCTGCACTAGATACTTGCCACGGAACTGCTCTATAGCAGCATAGGTTAACTCTTCATCGCGAGTATGCTGTAACCAACGATTGATCCTATTCCATTCTTCATCGTCATATGCTTCAAGGATCTCTGCGTCATAAAATCCTGCTTCAACATTCTTGACCACTAGGTCTTTGATGTTCCACGGTTCGAATTGTCCGTATACTTGCTTGCGCAAATGGTAGTTAATCAGGCGACCAGCAACATGCTGATAGTTAGGAGTTTCTTCAGAGATTAGGTCAGCGGCACTTTTGATAAGTGTTTCTTGAATATCACTGCTCTTGATTCCGTTGTAAAACTGAATGTGGCTTTTGATTTCAACTTGGCTACTGCTAACTCCTGTGATTCCCCTAGTTGCCCAAAATACTACTTTGTGTAGTTTTTCAATATCCAGCGGCTCTTGCCTGCCGTCACGTTTGGTTACTAAGATTTGTGTCATGTTTGCCTCAATTTATTTTATATTCAAACATGGAAGATTCCATGATTTGTGTAATTCTGAATTTGTCTGTAGGCGTATTTAACAACTCGTTAGGTGCCCAATTAAGAATATATTTTCCCTGGTTCACCTGGACTAAATTGTCACCTTCATCTGTTTGTAATAAGGTTAAATCATTGATATCAGGACGATTCATTAACAGTAAAGTATAACTGATTCCTAATGCTTTTGCAAGACTACAATACACGCCATCTGCCAAAAGATCCCAGGGATCTGGCCAATCTTTTACAGTATCCCAATGTAGATAATGCAAAGAGATTGGTGCCATCTGCCACCAATTGTTTACTGCAACTAGTGCTTGTTCTATATCGTTTTGTGTATTGTCAAGTCGAAGGCTATACCAAGAGATCAATAGATCGTCGTTGTTATTTGGCCACACATATCACCCCAAATGGTTTACTGAATAATTAAATGTTCCGTTACGAGTACTGGTATATTGAACACTAACTACATTTCCTGTTTGTGTTACGGACAATACCAGTCCACTGCTGTTATTTTCTACATACTCTTCGTCGTATGTTAAACTACCTGTGCTATCATCTGGATCCTCTGCCGCAACAACGTTTAGTGTCCCATGTCTGACAATTGCCGAGTCATCATCTTTAAACGTATACCTCAAGTTAAATGCCTCAGTGACATTTATATTAAGTGTGGTTATGGTAGTTTCACTTATTGTTGTTGCAATATCAAAAGTTTCTCCTACTTTACGAGTATATGTTCCAAATTTAATTCGTTCGCCTTTGTCTATTGCAAAAACTTTTTTATTGTTTATGTCAATACGTGGCAAAACGGCATTCTGGGATTCTCCACGTTCAAACATGTCTCCAATACTAACATTGTTATCTTGTCTTATATCTACAATACTTGATACTGGGCTTTGGTCTCCACCATTGAAGTTTGTACCAACGTCTAGGAAAATATTGTAACCACTGACACAGTTGGAGGTGTTTAGAATAATACCGTGGAATGCAATGTCGTCGAATAAACTCTGTGTTACTTTAAAGCCGAGTGGTCCGCCATTTATAATTGTGCCTACTCCAATTTGTATTCCACGGTATAGCGTGTTAAATTTACTGTTGGTTACATTAATGCCTTGAATTTCTTCGTCAGCATCAAAACCCCAGGTAGCATTACTGAACTTACAAGCATTAAAATTAACGTGTTTTGTAATAGCACTAGATGTGCTACTAAAACGCACGGTAGCAAGATCATCACCTGCTGTGCTAAGATCTGATCGCGCCAGTGGTCCTTGAAAGTTTACATCTTCAAAATACATCTGCTCAGTATCTTGCACCAGCATAACTTCGCTTGTTGTTTCATTTGACCAAAAAGTCATACCGTATACTTCAATGTTTCTCGGAGCCACAGCACCATTGTTTCCAATATTAGCTCCGGTTTGTTGTAAACTATCTGCTGTACGAGCAACATAGTCAGCGGCGCTTTCTAATTTAATAATGCTACTGTCAGAACCTTCACCGTATATTTTAGCAAAAGGAGGAATGTTTATGGTATTTGTTACGCGGTATGTACCTGCTGGAAAGAACAAACTTCTGCGCACTTCGGAGTTACTTGCACGACAGAATAATTGAAACAATGCTCGATTGATAGCCGCAGTATCGTCTGTGGTGCCGTCACCAGTTGCTCCAAAATCTCTTACACTGGCAAAATCATCAAGTTTGCTTTGTAATGTACGGGTGATGTTATTGCTTGCGTTTGTTCCTGTAACTACAGTATAGCCAGCGGATTCGCCTTTATAGGTGTAGCTATCTGCAAGCGCAAGAATATCACTGTATTCTGTGAGAACCTCTGTGTTACCAATTGCAGGAGCGCCTTCTTGCAAGGTTCCATTACCAACATAAAGTTTACGTTGGTCAATAACCCAACCTAATTCTGCACCTGCTAGTTGTGGCAGGTTTTCTTCTAACCCCTTTCTATGGGTAATGCGTGATACTTGTACTATTGCCATTTAAAACTCTCCGATGATGTATTTATTCATATTTGCCTTGTATAGCAAGAGTCACACGGAGTATGTTTGGCTGTGTTGGCGGAGTACCTTGATGCACAATTCTACTATCGTATTCTACCAGTAATCCAGGTTCTGGAGTTATTCTATGTCTTTCAATCATTTCGCGATTATGATAGAACACTGTGTCTCCACCCCAGGTAGGATCATATTCTTGATTTAAGTATCCTAAAAATGTACTATGGTTTTCTAAATTTCTTGCAAAGTCGCTGTGCGGATGCCCTTCTTGTCCTAGTGTTTGTCCATTTATAATATAACGTGTTGGAATAAAACCTGGTCCTGCAAAATTACATACCGTATCATATAATTCTCTCCAAATTGGAGCAGTAACGTTGTTCCATTGTTCAGGCTTGGCTCCGTGGAATTGTTGATCAGATCCAAAAAACATGTACCACCAGAACCATTTGCCTCCGCTCATTCTACGGTACTGCCATCTGGGATTGGTGTTAAACTCGTGCCAAACTGCTTGCAGTTGTTGCTCGCTAAAGAACTTTGGTATAATATTCTTCAACACGTTTCCACCATTGCTGACGCCAGTATTCCCAATCATTGCCTTCCACCACAAACTCTTGATATACTGGTTCACTTTTGATATTACCCATATCGTCAGTGTCTGGTTTAACACACATTAATATAACACCTTTGTGTATGCTTGTACCATACACTTCATTGTGTGCTTCTGCATATGCACACAATTGTAGTTTGTAGTCTTCAATCCATTCTTCTTTTTTAGGTTTGTTGCTTTGCTTGAAGTCCAGTATACTTTCTTCGCCTTTGTGTAAACCTACACAATCAGTGGTTCCTGCGTACACATCAGGAAAGTACAGCGGAACCTCTACACCCCAATATTCATTTACATTGCACAAGCCTTCACGGATAACAGTTTCTGCCATGGCATGACTTGCCCAGCTGAAAGGATTATTTGTTCTTGGTTTAATTTCTCCGTCCAGTACATAGTGTTCAAGATAGGTGTGCATTCTTGTACCACGATTTGCAGCCTCGGTGGTGATCTGTTGTGCTTTAGTTTCCCCTACACGTTTTTTCCAGTTAGCTAATGCTTGCCGTTTTTCTTCAGGTTTGGTTTTATCCAGAATTGTTGTAACACTGGGTACAGGATCGCCAGTTGGTGTATTATAATGACGTTTACCGTTGATATTTATACGACTTAGAGGTTGGTAATTAAATTTCTGTATCATAGACTATAGTTTAGCAGACATTCCCAGATCATGCAATCTTCCTCTTACCCGATCTCCAAAATTTTCGCTCAGAAGGTTATAATTATGATCCAAAATATCTTGCATACTGTCATACATTTCTTGTAACTCTGAATTATTTTTGGAAGCAAGCATTGATATTGTACTGTTAATGTTATTGTGTTTCTGACGTAACCAACTCCATTTAAATATATCTTCGGCTCCCATTGAAATAGTATCATATGTTTCGTCCCAATAGGCGTCAAAAGTTCTAAAACCAAGTGCTTTCAAGTTCTCTACAAAACCTGGTGCGCCTACAACTATAAAAGGAGTTTTGTAGAGCATAGGTCGCCAGATCTTTTCAGTTGGGAAAAATCCTTGTGTAAAGTTTGTTTCGCAGACTATCTCACAAAAAAATCTGTGATACAAAGGAATATTAATAGCATCAAACTTACCTGGAGAATTGAAGTGTTCACTATTAGGACCAGATATTGGCAATATTTTTAGTAAATCATATAGAGCAGGCGATGATTCAATGGTCATTGCTTCATTATGATGTAGCATTCTTCGAATATCAGCATGTCTGCAATTAGCAGTCAGTATTGATTTATCTCCATACATGGAGTATAAATGACTTAAAAAATGCAATCGTGAAATATCTGGCCTACAAACAAATAAACCAAAAGTTTTTTCTATTTGTTTTGGTCGAAGATATTCTGGTTTCCACCAGTTCATTGCCATACCTAAGAACCCTGGAACTTTTTGGACGAGTGTTACATACTGTGGATGTTTTTGGCCTATGTTGCATGTTTCAATCGTAACCTGTAAGCCCGGATGCAAATACCTTCTAATAAAATCTAAAAATTGGTAAAATCCAATGTATTCTAAATCCCACCCTTCCGGTTCTATTGATATAGCTAAATGATTATCTTCAATTTGATCGACGATATGTTGATATAAATCAATTGGATTGTTGTAGAGTCTATTTTCTAATACACGGCAAAGATTTACAGCCATGTATGTTTATATCTCGTTTGCTCTATCTGCCATTTTAGCAACTGTGTCTTGTGCTTGCGAAACTGTCATCTTGTCTGTAACTTTGGTAGCCTCGCCGGCTCCGGCAAAGATAACACTATCATCTGTAACATTGACAATGATGTTATTTAGGGGAGGTTTAGTTGCTAGGTCGCGCAAACTTTGATCTGTAAGATTCAATCCGATACTACGAGCCATGCCAATAAAGGCTGGTATGCTTATGCTTTTTTGTGTATCTGTGTCGTCTGCACGACCAAGCAAGAATTCGCTGATTGCATACAACTTCTGCGTTTCTGTATCAGCGAACTCCTGGATGCGCATTTATCTACGAGCTCTTCCGAGACTTGCCTCTAGATCTGATCCTGGCTCTTCTGCTGGTTCTTCAATATCAACATCAACATCAGCAGTATCGCCATCTACGTCAACGTCCATATCCATCTCGCCTTCGCCTGGAACAACTGGTTCTTGCCCTGTTAAAACGCCTTGGGCAGATTCGAGTTGTCCCTTTGCATTTTGTAGAGCTTCTACTAGTCCTTCTAAACTTGCAGTTGCAGTTTCGCGATAACTTTGTGCTTCACTGGTTCCAACTTCATTGCGAATGCTTTCAACTAATGCTGGAAGATCTTTGTATTCCATTTCAGTAATATCTTCAATCATGCCTTGAACACGATCAACCATATCTTGTGCTGCAAGAACTACCTGTGCTTGTTGAATTTCGCTTTCCATCACTTTTTTGCTGTATTTCTTCTTTTTGCTTTCTTTTTTCAATGTAGCAATTGCAGTTACAGTTTTTTGCTCGTCTGGAGTAAGATTTTGTCCTTTGGCGGCCTTGTCGAGTGTGGCTTTGGTCTTAGGATCACTCATGTCAACTGCCATTGGCATATCCATTTCAGCAATATAACTTGACAACGCCTGCTCCATAAACACAGCCTTAAGATATGTTGGGTTACGTTCACTGGTATGAAGATTTTTACTATTGCGATGCTCTGCAATTGCTGCTCTTACTTTTTTTAGCATGCTTAGTGCCTGAGATTGATCGATAGCACTAAGATCAATTTTCTTTTCAAAGTAACTTTCAAAAACTTTTTGTGATTTTTGTACGCTACTTGATTCCAAGTCTTGAAGTTTCATTCTCGAATCCCTTTTGTTGCCAGTATTTAGCCAAATTAACACATTTATCTAATTGTTTCTTTATTTGTAATGCTCGGTCTTTACTATAATATAAACGATCAAATAAAATACCCTTTTGAAACTTATCTGCGCTATTTTTTATACAGTTTACATAATGGCTTATTTCCGTTCTACGATAACAAAGTTGTTTATCGCATTCTATAATGGTGTGCTTGAGATAATCCAATTTATATTTGTCAAATATACACCAGCTAAGAGCATTCTTAGCTGAGCCTAATACGGTTTGCTCTACTTTATTTTTATATATGGTGTATTCTTCAAGTTTTTTTACAATAGTATATACGCCGAACACACTGATGGTATTGCCAGTATCAATGATTAGATTAGGATTATCTATTAGATGTTTTTGTGCAAGCCTAGCAAGATTGTCTGCGGCTTTCCTTTTGTTTTTTATAGAACGTAATTTGCGAGAAGCCATCCTATTACTCCTACTAATGTGAGTATTATTCCGCCGCCCCATTGCATAACTTGATCATTACGTCTGGTTGTAAGTTTATGTACACATTGGTGTACTTCTTTAACAACACCTTCGACCTCTGTGATTTTTTCGTCGAGTGTTTCAAGTTTTGCTTCCATAAATTTATAACGTTCAGCGCACAGCTCAACATGGCTTTCAAGGCTCTTTTTTTCTATTGCTGTGGTTTCTACGCTCATGAAGTATTTATTTTACACTACTGAGAAGGATATATTAGCACTTATACCTTCTGTGATTAGGTAAGGATGGAAAAACCCATCCTTATAAGTTTCACCAAGTCCTACAATCATTGGTACTCCATCGCAATCACTTTTAAGTATGCCAACAGGATCGTTGTCTTTCCAAAATATTGCTTCAATTTCTGTTTCAAACGTAAAACACCATACTTTCTGATCTTCAATGAAGAAAGTTGTTACGGGTGAAATGTTCATTGGCTGACACCTAAGACTAATGCACTGTAGTAAAGTCTCAAAATTTCGTTGTTGATTGCGTTGATAGTTCCAGTCAGCATCACTGAGCTCACTGTTGCGTCTATAACTTTTTACGCCAGTGGGCGTAATATCAAACTGTGTAATAACTTCTGTTTTGCCATTCATAAGATGTCTCTGAGTTTCGCCAACCAGACGCCGATATAAAGTTTTACCGTGATCTGGTGATTCATAAATGTATTTAGGCGTCGGCAACCTTAAGTTTCCATGCTACTGTTACACGAAGTTCTGTGCAATGACGGCTTGGTTCCATACCAGCATGTAGTATTTTGCTATCAAACATCACTGCTGTGTTCGGCGTTGGGTATTGTTGACGTATTTCCAATCCGTCTTTGTCAAACCACACAGTATTTCCGCCCCAAACTGGATTCCAGTTTTTATTTGCATAATATAAGACAGTGTAGTATTTGCCTTCTGGTGCATCAACTACATCCTGATGTAAACTACCGCAGAGTCCACTGGTTTGTCCATTAGCGTACACCCTGCTGAGTTCAAATTTTTTGCCTGCGTCTTTCTCAATTTGTTTTAATAATGTGTCTGTAAACAATGGATCATCGTCGAGGTCCAGCATCCAAAAGCCTAGCCCACTGCTAACACTGCGCTGTCCAAAATGCCACCCTTTTGCATATCTTGTTTTTACAAACACTTCTTCTGCTTGCTCTTCACTTAACCAATTGTCTGCTACATCAATTTCAATCATTTTTTACCTCTACAATTTTGCTGTTTGCTGCTACCACGTAACGATTTTTATTATCTGCGCTGGTGTATGGAAGTTGACTATGGTAGATAAAACTAGGAAACACCAATAACAATCCATCCTTGTTGTTGATGTCAATACTGCTTTTTGCAGTCATCCACATTGTGCCTATGTCAAAGTAACTGCTGTTAAGAGCATTATAGTACCTTGTAAGTCCATTTTTGGTTTCATTGTTGCTGTCGCCAATATAATGTAGTAGATACAACTCCAACTGCTGTTACCATGTATGTGCTTGTCGTGATGCGCACCAGGACGGCAAATGTGGCACCAACTTTCGTGTACTTTTACAGCAAGTTGCATGCCTGCGTCCCACTTGCCTTCGTTGGCCTTGCTAGCACTTTTCCAAATACTTTGATTAACAAACTCAGCAAGGGCTATTACGCTTGGATCTTCAAGATTCAAAAAGTTAAATGCACTTTCGTACAAGCCATGTTTTGCACCAGGAGCAACTCCACTGGTGCTGTTGTTCTGCTCAAGTAGATGGCAAATTTCTTTCAGTCGGTCTTTGTGTTTGTCAGCATCTTCCCATTCAAAGCCATAAAAGGGAACGCTGAATTCATTGATTTCTAACATGTCCTTATTTAATCCATAAAAAAACCCCAGTTAAGAAAACTAGGGTTTTTACGGTATAAGTTATTAAAACTTATGATAGTGCTAGTTTGAAGCCAAAGTCTGTAGCCTGTGAACCAGATACGTCAACGCCGTTTGAACCAACGCTAGTACCAAGACCAACAATAGCCTGGGTAAGTGTAGTTGATGTGTAAGCACCCTGTGGGTAAACAGCTAGGCTGATTTGTCCAGCAGTTGTGTCTTCAACTTGGTAAACTGCAACTGTAGCAGTCTGTTGAATTTCACGAAGGATAGCTTCAACAGCTTCACCTGCGTCTAGTTCTCCCTGAAGGTCAATTGCTTGGTTTGAAACATTTTCAACTACTAGACCGAAAAAGTCAAGAGCTGGACCTGCTGAGTTTACAAGAGCGTCTGCTGTTAGAGCTCCACTCTTAGCACCGTTGTCGGTGTCCATGTGCATAACTTGTTGTGCATTACCGTTTGAGCGAGTAAAACTTGCCATTTTTAATATCTCCTAATATAGTAGGACTTGCTGTCCTTACTTTTATTTATACCAAAATGCAAATATCGAGTGCTATCGATCTAGTTTTTCTAGCGCAGATCCAAGAGCTTGAAAAAGTTCGCTTTGTATACCTTGTTCGCGCATTTGTAGGCGTAGACGTTTAATAAGCATGGTTTTATTGCTTTTGCTTAACCGTTTATAGTCACTGGTTTGTCTACGCAATGCAAACAAACTGTCTGGAAGTTTTTTAAATCTTTGCTGTATCAAATACATCATATTGCTGTAATCATTGTTGCTGAATTTACCATTGCTTATGTCTCGCAGATTACGTTTCAACCGTAGTTCTGGAATGCCAACTGAACTATCAATACCAATTAAATGACTATATGTTTCCTGATTTAAAACAAGACTGATTAGATTAAAGAGATCGCTTTGGCTGGTTCTAAATCCATCAAAGTGTTGTTGTTTCATAAGTTGTGTTGCTAACTTTTTTGCAAAAACAGGATCTTCATGTACCAAAATTTGTAGTGCTAACAAATGTTCAAATAGCCGTTCTGCAATGGCATGTATGTTCATGCCTTCTATCTGGCCTAGGCGTTTGTATAATCTGCTTTCACTTAAATCTCGAAGTAGGTTCATGACAAATCCGGATTGTTCTTAGCAAAGTTTGCTTGGCTAAAACGCATTCTATCTACAAACTTTAGGTCCTGGCCTACATAGCCCTCATGACCAGGCTCGTTATCAATCTTTGCTTGCACTGTGTGATCAGCATTATCTAACTGGCGTATCATATCATTTTTAACAGAACTGATCAGTAGGAAGGTTTGTACTAGTGCAGTTATACCTTGCTGATTCTGCTTTATCCAATCAAGTATACGAGGTGCTTTTGTAGGAGCTTTTTGTTGTACCCAAGGCACAAAATCTTTTATCATGTTGTCATAATTACCAGCTCGAACTTTGCTGTTGATGTATTGCTTGAATAGGTCAGGGAAATTACTAATACGTCTGCTTCGCAACTCTTGTGGGTTGAACAGTGCATCAATTTGTGAACCATATTGTGAGCTAAGTGATTTTAGATTTTTAATTTGTTCTTTATCGGCTGCAAGGTCTGGAGTTTGTGTAATAGTAGGATCAACTTTAAATAATCCTTTTGTGTCTTTGATGATATCAGAAGTAATCGGCGTTGCTTCAGCCCCAGGCTCAGCAATAGCTGTATGCACCGCAATACCAACTTGACTTTTTGCAATCTGTTTGCCCATTTTGCTGTTAGCATCCACACTGTAGGTAACGGTATTAGGTGTAAAAATATACTTGCCATCTTGCTCTCTGAAAGGCTTTTGAGGATGAAATAACAGATCTGCTTGAATGTATCCAGTAAAGTCTGCTGGTACCGTTCTTTTAAGAATAGGAAAGAGTTGAGCATACAATTGTGCAAGTTCTTCTCTACCGCCGCCTCGACGTTGAGCTAGTACATCTGCCATTTGCTTAGGCGTTGTTGCTAACCCAGCACCACCAGATTTGAGAAACCCACCTTTGTCTGTGAGCACAAACTCACCATTGGGTTTGCGCCCAAATATGATTGCTGGCTTGCCGTCCCATTTGATTGTGGCGCTTTCTGGTTTGTCAGCTAACCTTTGCAAACCTTGAATAGCCGTTGCAATTCCTGCACTACCTCGATCAAACACTAGGTCTTCCGGATGCTCTATGCGCACACCTTCCTCCAGGATTTCGCTTTCAACAATAACCTGCATGCCCTGATTAACAACTCTGTCTCTCAGTCTAGCTAACCAGTGTACACTATTTTCATCCTCTGTGTCAACCGTTTCTTCCAATTTGATGCCTTGTTTTTTTGCATAATCGCGGAAGTCTGCTAGTTTTTGATCTTTAAAAGGATCACGAGCCAGTGCAGCAAGTATCTTTTCTACGCTACCGAGATTTTCTGCACTTGCACCACGAGTTAAAAGAATTTTAGCAATCTTGTTTATATCGTCCGTAACAAGTTCACCTGTGTCTCGTTTTACCAATCCAACATTTTGATCAATTTTGTATCCTAAACTTTTTGCAATGCTTGCCATCAAAATAGCACGGGTAACTCCTTTATAGTTACTGTCGTCATCCTGTGTTAGATACCAGCGTTGAAAGTCAGGCTTTTTCAAAAACATAAAATCAGTTTGCACATAGCCCTTCTGCGGACGCCCTGTAATCGGAGTTTTTAGATGTACATTTATTCCCGAAGTTGCAACCCAGTCTTTTGGGTTTTCGCCGTGGCTCTCGGCCCACTTTTCGAGCATTGCTTTAAACTGTGCTTTATCGACCTTGCTTGCGTCTACTTCTAGATCTAAATCACCACTGGTAGGAGCCTTACCTGTGCTGCCTAGCATTTTATCACGTAGGCGCATACCAGTGAGCTGTTCTAACCAAGATATTGTGGGTGCTACGTCCATCTGTGTGATACGTGTGGTTGCAGGTTCGCCGTCTGCTGTTTTAAATACGTTTCCACCTTCTGTGAGCATTAGATCACTCCAGCTTGTTTAGCTTGAAGATATGAACGATTTAAGTTTTTGATTGCGTCTGGGCTGTTAAACTTTACTACGCCATCGCGACTGGTCCACATATTTCCGTTGAATACTATATCACCATACTGCTTACTAGGTAACACTGCTCCAACTGGTGGTGTGTTAACTTTCTGTGTTGTAGGTTGTTGGCCACCTTGCTTTCTAAGTTTTTCTTTTTGTCTGCGTATGCTTTTTTCAACGGGCTTGCGTTCGGCTCTTTGTTGAACTTTTGCTGCAAGATCATCTGAGCTGAGGCCGTATTTCTTCATCAGCTCTGCTTTTTTACGAACTTGAGGATCCTTTATTTTTGCCATTAACTCAGGATTTTCCAGTCCCTTTGTGATTGTTGCTAAAGTTTTTTCGTCTGCTGTAGGGTAGAGTTTTTTCAACTTTTCGTAGGTATTTTTTTCTTTTTTATCCAAAAACTTGCTTATACCACTGGCTATATCTCCAAAGAAGCCTTCACCTATAAATTCACTTGCTCTCATCGACTCTCCTCACAGAACGGGTAAATTTGCGTGGATCTTTTAATCTAATGCTATTGAGCAGTTTGCGTTGTAGATTTTCAGCTTCTTCGGCATCATAGAGTTCTTCAATCTGTTCTAATAAACGAATAGCACTTGCTATAACATTACTAGCTCGACTTTCTACAATATAACGGCGCTCATTTTGTTCTGCATAACGAACACTATAAATGCTGTCAAGTTCTTCTAAGATGCTACGGGTTTTTTTCTGCATTTAAATATAGATCTCTTTTTGATATTTATGGCAATCAGTGAACAAAATTATACTTTGTTGTTACCCAACAGTAAATACCAAAAGGCAAATATAGGCACACATTATGGCAAACGAATTAGAACAGATACAAAGTTTATTAGAAGAATTTAGACGACCAGTACCAAACGGTGAACAATATCAAGATAGACTTGCTGAAGAGTTTGAAATCATACTACAGCAACGTTTCACAGATTACTTCCTAAAGATACGCAAAATATTGGACCTCAATGATGACATACCACACATGACCCGCGGTAGTGCGGGTAGCAGTTTGGTGTGCTATCTCATGGGTATAACGGATGTAGATCCAATAGAGTGGAATATTCCACTGGCACGTTTCTTAAATCCACACAGAGACGACTTGCCCGACGTGGACATTGACGTGCCTCATCACAAACAAGAACTGGCAATGCAACGGGTGTTTGACACCTGGCCTACGCAAAGTGCAAGAATATCAAACTATGTGTTGTACAGAGAAAAGAGTGCAAAAAGAGAAGCAGCAAAACGGTTAGGTGCAAAAGGACGCTTGCCCAGAGACATTGACTATGAAAAACTAGGAGTGGATGTCAAAGAAGCAACTCGCATAGAACGCAAACTGTTAGGCAAGAAACGTTGCATCAGCAAACACTGTGGTGGTGTACTGGTGTTTGATAGGGCACTACCCAAAAGTCTATTCCGTGATGATAACCTCATATTACTAGACAAAAACGAAGTAGAGGACCTGGAACACTTGAAGGTGGACATACTGGCCAACAGAGGACTCAGCCAACTGCTAGAGATAGATCCTCATACTCCACTGCACGAATATCCTAAACAGGATGATGCCACAGCAGACTTGCTGTGCCGCGGTGATGTGCTGGGTGTTACACAAGGCGAAAGTCCTACAATGAAAAGATTATTCCGTGCCCTGCAACCCACAGGCGTGGAGGACTGTGTGTTTGCTAGTGCATTGGTGCGTCCTGTTGCAATGGAAGGTAGACGCAAGGCAAGTTGGTTCCGTGATTGGACAGAAGAAGGTATCAAGAAAAACGCCATTGTGTATGAGGACGATGCCATAGACAAGATTATGAAACTGATTGGCATAAGTCCGTACGAAGCGGATATGTATCGTAGGGCGTTTGCTAAAAAGAATGAAGAAAAGATGATGGAGTTCATGGGCAGGCTAGGCGATTATCCTGACAAATATGAGATCTATGATCAAATGCAAAGTTTGTCAGGCTTTGGCTTGTGTAGAGCACACGCTGTAAACTTAGGCAGACTTATATGGGCACTAGCATATCATAAGGTACACAATCCCAAAGAGTTCTGGCGTGCCTGCTTGATGCACTGTCAAGGAAGTTATGCACGTTGGGTGTATCGCAATGAAGCAAAACGTGCCGGCTGGGATCTACGTGACCTAGGATTTGATAATTGGGTAACAGAAGATCCTGTGCAGAGTTTCTTGGACAAAGGTGCTTGGAATAGCCCAGGCTTTTTACCAGGTATGGGCTTGCAAAAACTCTATCTCGATCGGTTTCAGTTTGCTGGTATAGTTGCAAACAGCAGGGTATTCAAATGCGATGCTAAAAGTTACATACACTTTATTACATTGGGTGTAGGCGAGGGCAAGTATGTGGACATAGTTGTAGACCGTCCTGTAAAGTATTCAAATGGCAGTGTGGTGTTAGGTGAAGGGGAACTGCATCACAAGGATAACAGTGAATATCTAAAGGTAAAACGCAAATCAGTAAAGGTTATGCCTATCACTGATTATGTCCACAACTAGCATCGCACACAACCAAATCACCTGGAACTAGACTTACTCTGTTAAACCATTTTACAGCATGCTCTAGTCCATGCACTAGTGCATTATTGTCTTTAATCAGCGGCACAAGTTGTTGATTTACAGGTTGATGCCATCTTCCGCGGCCGTATGTGCTGGGAGAAAACCCCATAAAACAACAAGGGTAGACATAGCCATCGCTGCTGATATAGATACTTTTGTGATTAACACTCTGGCAAGAAATACAATCAACCTTGGGTTGGTTTATATCGGCTAACAAAACTTCCCCACTGTCAACTTGGTGTTTTATTTTTTCAAAACTTGTGCTTCCCTGCCAATCGCCTAGGATGTCTATTAGTTTACCATTTTGATCAAAAACTGGACCGCTGGTTCTACCATGCTCAATTAAAATAAATTTTTTAAAACCAAGTTTCTGCGATAAGGTCTTTGCTGTTTGAATTTGACTTGCGTTAAAATCAAATTTAATTATTTTCCACGTTGCATTACCGCCGTGCTCTATATAGGTGCATGCATTTGCCAATATACGGTCAAAATTTGTTCCGCGCCTATAACGACTGTGTGTAGACTGATCAATGCCGTCGATGCCAAACTGAACCTCAACGTCTAGTTTAGCAAGTTGTTGCCAAAACTCTTTGTTCCTATAGAATCCATTTGTAGTGATTGTTACAGGAACATTGAAATATTTTATAATATCAAGCACTTCTGGATTAGACAGTGGATCACCAAAATTTCCTTCAAACTTTACATGCTCTAGTTGCTGTAAAAAATCCACTGATACTATTTTTTTAACTTCTTCCAGACTGAGATTCCTTTTAGGATAACCAAGATCGGTGTTATAACCAAAAAGATTTCGTGGGCACAAGGAACAACTGGCGTTACAATAGCTACTGAGTTCTAGTTCTATATGTTTGATCTCATCATAGCCTATCATGACTTACTACCAGTCCAGATGGCATAGATACTGACTCGTTCTTGTCCAGGAGGAACAGGAATGGCAATCCAATGTTTTAGTCGTGGCAGTACAGTGTTATTAAGGAGATAACCAGTGTTTGCTTTAAACGGAACTAGGGTGTTTTCGCTATTAACATCAAACATAGTTCCGCATTCAGAGTCCACAGTATCAAATAAATATATCTGCATTGCAGCATATATTACTGGATTATCTGTATGACCATCCATGTTGTATCCAGCTAAATCACGCCACAAAGAAAGTCCTTTAAATTCACAATCTTTTGGTAATGTTAATCTCTCCTGGATCTGGGGAGTTATCGTGGGAAAAATATTATACAAGTCCTCAATGACACAGTTTTCAATGAGATTAACTGAATAACGTTCATGTGTTTTATTACTAAATTTAATCTGTTGCCAGTAAAAATCATTGATAGGATCTTTGATCCATTGTTTAAGTTCTGCTCTAACGTCGTTTGGTAAAACGTTATCCAATAGATAAAGTTGATGCGGCAGAAGTTGTGGAGACTTATTAACTGCTGTTTGTAATTGGTGTGTGCATTGACTTTTATTCATTTATTAGTTTTAAGGCCTGCCAGCATTTGTTTAAGCTTGGTGCTTTCAACATCAGCTCGTATCTTGCCTGGTTCATCTTCAACTGCGGCACTAGCTTCTTCGCCGGTCATTGTGCTCTTGCTCTTGATGCTTTCATAGATACTACTGCTACGCTTTTTGAACTCTTGGTAATCTTGATCTTCACCTAGGTCACGAATACGCAGGCTCTCCATGTCAAACTCCAAGTCTACCTTTTGCCCTACACCACTACTTGAACGTGTTTTCATTGCTTGTATCTGATAGCGTCCACGCTCACGCATTGCTCTACTTGTGAAAATACCAAACACGTTGTCTGCTGTATTGATCTTGGATATGCCACCTGCAATATGGCTGTGGTCAAACTCAATCTCTTCCACAGCACTACGATTCAACTGCGATGCTGTTACAAACAGTATGTTCATTTCCCTGGACAAGTTGCGTAGTTCTTCAGAAACATACTTGTCCTTAACAAACTGATCATTTGGCGAAACCTTTGCACTTACCGGCATCAACAAGTCCAAATAGTCAACACACATAAAGTCAATGCCTCGTCCAGTTTTGATTTGTAGCTCTTTGCAGAATGCACGAATATCATTTACTGTGCTTTGTGCTGGCATATATTTTATCTGTAGATTACCTGCTTTCTTTTTCATCATCTTGACTTTCATTTCTACTGTGTCAAGATCTCTAAACAATTGCTTGGCGGCTGTATTGGTTAACATACTGTCAAGGCGCATAGCAGTCAATCCTTCACTGAGTTCCAGTGTAATGTACACTCCGTTGAGTCCTGCTTCCATCCAGTTCACAGCCAAGTTTTGCATGAACAAACTCTTACCTGATCCTGATCCGCCTGCAAAGATCTGTAGTTCGCCTCTATTGAATCCACCATACAGCAGTTTGTCCAGCGCAGGCCAGCCTGTTGAATTTTGTCCGTTGTTGTCTTTGAGTGCCGAAAGTCTGCCCCGTGGGTCTTCAAAATAATCTGTACCCAGATCTTTTGTAAGACTAATCTGTACAGCGTCTTTGATCAGTTTTTCCACTGGCTCATAAGTGCCTTTTTCCAACAAGTCAGCACTCTTTAAAATAGCACGTTCAAGTTCTCTTCTACGGGTAAACCCTTCAAACTCCTGCAAACACCAATCCAAGTGCCCTTCATTGAGTTCTGGAATCTCTTGTAGTTTTATGCCTGTCACAGCACTTATTTGTTCTCGACCTGGCAATGTTTTGTGTTCATTGGCGTGATCATAGATAAACTGTGCAGTTTCTTTCAAGTGTCTATCAAAGTTTTCACTGTTGAATATATTCTGCACACGCAAGAAACTTTGTGCATCCTGCATCATGATTTCTAAAAATAGTTGCTGTACTTCAGGTGAGTAATCTTTCATTTAACCTTTGCTTTCAGTTTTTTTCGAGCCATTTCAATTTTGATCTTACCGCTTACACGGCTTTCCATTATCATCAGCAGTGTAGTTATCTCTCCGTAACGACAAACAGCATCATTAACATCTTTTACGTCTTGGGGCCAGTCTGGTATGCTTACACTATACCCGTATTCAACTGCACTGTCAATCAATTTGAGTCCAGCTTCGTCCTGATCAGGAACAACAATAATTTCTTTTTCCAAACTGCGTATTAGTCTGCTCTGTGCTTCGTTGATGTTATTATGCAACACGGCTAAACCGTTGATACACAGTGCGTCGATCACACCCTCGACCACAATAGCATATTGCCAATCAGGCTTTTGCAAGTCTGTGCCAAACACATAACCTGGTTGTATTTCCTGTATGTACTTGGGTATTCTGCCATCAATGTATCGAGTGGCATGTCCTACTATGGTGTTATTGTGTGTGAAGGGTATAATGAATCCAACACGGGCAGTGTGTTCTACATCTTGCGTTAAGTATGGGTAGTCTTCGGGCAAACACCTATCCTCAACATAGTTCCACAATGCTGTGTCTTTTTCAATCTTGTATGCACGACTGGGCAGTTCACGTTCTTCGAACTCAATGTTCATTAAACGTTGTTGAATCTGCTGGCGCTCTAGTGCAAGTCCTTCGATGCTACGATGCCGCAGGCTTTCGAGATTGATGCGTTCTATTTCTTCTTGCGGTACGTTGAACCAGCCTAGCAAACGTTTGGCTTTGAAACTAAGATTACGTCCCATTATGAAACTAGCAGTGAATCCACAGTTGAAGCAGTGATAACTCCAGCCGTCTTCATTGAACTTTATTCCGCCACGTCCACGCTTGTCTTGGCTTTCGCCATTATGAACGCAACAGGGTGCATTAAAACTTATCCATCCACCAGATGTCTGTTTGCGTTTTGCTGGCAAGTATGCTAGAAGATCAATCATTGTATTAGTTTAGCATCTTTGGCCATATTGTACAACCTTTCTGCTAAAATAATACTACCTTTTTCGTTTGGATGTTTTCCAGGAGCAAGTACATTGCCTTGTTCATACTGTATCTTGTGCATGTATCCTCTGGCATTCCACCCAGGATCTACAACTTCTTCCATATCGCAAGGCGCAGGAAACACATTAAACATAAACAGCGGTGTGTCATTAACACTACAATAGTTGCTAAAAAAGGTCACAGCGTTCCAATAATTGTTTGCCCATAGTTTGTGTTCATCAATTGTGCCATAATAAAATTTTACAAACTGTTCCCAAGGGTGCCCAGGGTAGATCCAATGATTATGCATGTATCTTCCGCCAAATTTTTCTTTGTGCTTGTTTGGACCATTCCACCAGCTCATTCTGCTTGCTTCTGTAAGACCAATGACAACCAATGTATTTTTATTGCTAGCTCTTTGGGCCCAGCGTCCAAACTCCCACTGTGTGCTTTGTAAACTTCCACCACCTATGCCATAATTTTCAACTTGTTGAATACCAGCAAGACGTGCAAACTGCCCAAGAGTACAATTGGTTTCACGATAAACACGATCTGGTTTGGTACAAGGTTCGGCAGTTGGATGTTCTATTTCGTCACCGTGTATCCAGCTGCATCCAAATCCTACAATGCGGGTGATCATCTATAAACGATGCTTGTAATGCTAGCTAAATTAATCTTAACATTTGGTGCTTGCATGTAACCTTGTCCTGTACCAGTCAATGTAATACTGTTAACGCTGTTTGCATCAACTGTTGCAGTAGCTGTCGCACCTGTTCCTAATCCATTGATCTCTACATTTGGTTGTACGTTTGTGCCAAGAAACTGATCTCCGCCATTGGCTACAGTTACACTGCTAACTGCACCATTGTTTACTGTACTCGTCGCAGTTGCATCTTTGCCGTACTGGTTGATTTCAAAACGTACATAGTTGTGTCTACCATTAATATTAACATGAGCACGTTCTGTTTGGTTAACATACACAGTTTGATTAT